TCTACAACTCCAAAGAAGCCTCAAATAGCTCCTTCACTTTCAGAAATAAGTGCATTGGAGTCTGAAATTGCCACTTATCTAAATAAAAATACACGTGCTTCTGACTTTGAAGGCTATGACGGAGAAAGTGATAACAAGAAATTTACTGTTCATGACATTTCTATTAACTTTGAAGAAAATGAAGTTAATGTTAACGTATTTGGTGATAGATCTTGTTATGAGGGAGATTTAGAGTTCCGTTGGGGTGTAGAATCTACAGTTCATTGCTGCGGGATGTTGGAACTTGGAGAATTTAGCCAAGGGGATGTTCAAACACTTGAAGCGGTTTTAGGAGAAGAACTTGCTGCTTCTGTTATTGCTTTTGGATTAAGAAAATTTGTAGCAGAACGCTTTAATCCAAATAGTCATCGTAATCGCCAGCATGCTTTTCTCATTAACTGTTTGGATAATCGTGGTTTTGCTACGCTTAATAAGGCGATAGAGAAAACAGGAATTTTCGATAAAGTGAAAACTTGGACTAACCCTAATTCAGGCAATACTTTGATAACATACATATCTAAAGATTTGCACAACCTATAAAATTTTCGTATCTTCGCAATATGAAGAGAAGATATAAGGGAGCATTTGTATATGATATAGAGACGTATTCAAACTTCTTTTGTCTATCTGCATGCTCACCAGATAATGACGATGTCATTCAGTTTGTCATAGATGAGTCTACCGATCATCGTGAAAAGATTGTTGAATTCTTTAACGGGATTTGGGTAATAGGATACAATAATCACAGATTCGATGACGTCGTCATTAACTACATTCTTTCAACTCCAGGTGTGAATGTTAAACAAATCGCAATATTCGCTGATGAACTAATCAAACTAGGTCGTCCTGAATATGAAGATATTTTCTACAAGAAGTTCAGTAGATATTTAAAAAGTGATAAATATGAGAGTATTGATCTCATAAGAATGCTCTTTAGTAAGAAATTGAGGGTTGGATTAAAAGAATTAGAGTGTTCGCTTCATCACAATAATGTTGAGGAACTACCTTATCTTCCTGGCTCTACACTTAATAAGCAACAAAAAGATAAAGTGTTAGAGTATAATATTAATGATATTCTCGCTACTAAATTAGTACTAAAGAACTCAGCGGATGATTTAAAGCTGAGGGTCTGGGCGCAAAAATCGTATGGTGTGAAGGGATATAGTATGGATGGAGTTGCGCTAGGTATGAAAGTATTTGAGAAATTATTAATTGACAGACTAGGAAATGATGATTTTTTACGCACTCCCAAAAAGGATAGAAGCGTAATAAAAGTGAAGGACATATTGGTGCCTTGTCTTAAATTTGAAACTCCGGAATTTCAAGCGGTGTTAAAGCGTTATGAAGGGCTTGTTATTACAAGCAAGGACTTAGAGAATAAAGAAGAGCTAAGTAATGAAAGTCCTTTTGAGGAAGAACCGGAAGATGAACTAGAAACAGTGAAGAAATTTAAGTGGGAACCAATAATACAAGGCCATAGAATGAAATATGGTATTGGTGGTCTACATAAAGATGTGCTTAAAGGCATATGGAAAACTACAGAAACACATCGAGTTGTTAGTGTTGATGTCGCCTCATACTACCCAAATATTATTATTAAATGGCGTAAGAAACCAGAGCATCTACCAGATGCTTTTTATGATGTATATCAGTTAATTCTTGATGAAAGACTTACTGCTAAGGGTAAAGGGGAAACCTTAAAAGCTGACACGCTTAAGCTCAGTGTAAACGGCTTTTTCGGAAATACTAACAATAGATATTCATGGGCAAATGATCTTCAAACGACACTGGGCACTACCATAAATGGTCAGCTTATGCTTAGCATGTTGGTTGAGCGATTTATGATGATGAAGTTTGATATTATAGACGTGAATACCGATGGTGTTTATATACGTTATCCTGTAGATCAGCACTTGGAGTATGAAAGAATTATTAAAGAGTGGGAACAAACCACTCAGATGGTGCTAGAAGAGACAGAGTTTAAAGAAATCTATTTTCTTACAACTGCGGATTATTTTGGAAAACCTACTAAAGGAAAACCAAAAGAGAAAGGAATGTTTATTGATAAAGTGAAGCTTGGTAAAGGAATGGAGTTTCCATGTTTACCAAAGGCAATAAAAGAATATTTTTACACTGGAAAGGATTTTATACAAACGATAAAGGAAAATAATGACATATTAGATTTTTGCTCTTATAAGAAATTAAAGAGAGAATATATATGTTATTGGAAGGGAATTAGGCAGCAGCGTATTAATAGATTTTTTGCTAGCAAAGGAGGCGCTCATTTATATAAAAGAAAATATAATGAGAAAACTAAAAGAATGCAGGAATCACACATATTACGTGATTCTCCTGTAGAATTAATTAATAAATTAGAAAGTAAAGATGCTTCTAATTATAATATTAATTATTCCTTTTATAATGCTAAAGCTAGAGAAATTATCTATGAAATCGAAGGCGATAAACGACAGGTGAAAATGTTTAATTAATGACGATAAAGATTGAAAAAATGAACGGAGAAATTACGAAAGAATTAAGAGAATTTGCTATTCATGAATTTGGAGCCAAAAACCCACACAGACTAAATGATCTGTATCTATCTTCACCAGATAGTAATGGTATCCAAGAAGAAAAAAGGTTTGGGGATATAATGTTTGGTATTATGGCCGAAGATCCAGCATACGATGTATATATTCGTAATGTAGAGTGGCTTTATAATTATCATAATAACACGCTATATAATCCAATATCTGAGGAAAGTGAAGATGTTCAATTAGTAAATCCAGTAAATGATCAACGAGCAGCGGAGACAAATACAGCAAGAAGCACTACAAGCACTGAGAGACAACCAGTACAACGGAATCGTTCTTTTGCCAACAGGGTTAGGAAAGTCTTGGGTATTAATTCAAGCTCTGCAAGAACTCATAGAGTTCAATCCAGAGGCTAAGATATGGTATTTATGTAATAGTCGTAATCTTAGAGATGGAGGATTTGAAGAAGAGCTTATTAAGTGGGGAATTGATGAAGGCATTCGTTCTCGTATTATTAAAATGTGCTATCAAACAGCATATAAAATAAGAGATGAAAAGGTAGATATTCTGCTTGCTGATGAGTTTGATTATTCTCTTACTCCTAGTTATTCCAAGGTATATGAAAACAATGAGTTTTCTCATAAAATCCTTGTAAGTGCAACAATTGATGAACAAAAAAGGAAATACATTACATCTCCAATAGTGTATACCGCAAAATTAGATGAAGTGGAGAAAATAGGAGCACTAAACAAAAGTGCTTACTATTATGTTAATTTTCTAATGTCTGAAGCAGAAGCTAAAGAATATGAAAATCATAACCAGAGAATAAGGAAATTAATTCAAAGAAAGAATGAGTTGGAATTTCTTTTATCTCAAAAGCCTGAACTAAAAAAGCAGGTACAACATATTGAATATCAAATACAATTCGCAATATTACAAAGAAAACAATTCCTTAATTCCTTGAATTCTTCTCAAGAAGTTTGTAAAAAACTTATGAAAGAAATCTATAGCGAAGATAAAGATTGTAAAATTTTAATATTCTGTGAACTAACTTCCCAAGCTGATAATATATGCAAATGGTCCTATCACACAAATTCTGATCAAACAAATCTTCAGAAGTTTAAGAATGGAGAAATACCGGCAATGTCAGTTTGCGGTAAGATAAATAGGGGAACAAATATTAAAGGAGTGAATTATATGATATTCGAAAGCTGTAATCAGTCTAGTACACAGTTAGTACAAAGACTTGGAAGAGGAAAGCGGCTTATGGTACAGGATCGTCTTAATGTCTATTTTCTTGTACCACATTATAAAAAGAATGGCAATTATATAATTGCTACGAAAGTGAGGGATTGGATAGATAATGCATCTAAAGGATTGGATTTAAGTAAAGCGAAGATTTATAAATTTAAGAAATGACAGAAACAATAGTTAGTGTGAATGAAGATGTTATGAAGGAGTGCGCAAATTTGCGTATTCCTTCAGATATTCTTGGATCAGCATTATTAGTGCTAACAGCCCTATACAATGAAAATTATGTTCTCTTAGACATGTTTGATGATGAGAACCGTAATCGTAGAGCTATCCATCTTTACAATTACCTTGTTAATAAGGAACTTATTGCTGAAACTATGGAAAGTAGTGATGTAAACTATAAACTCACTTATAAAGGTGTAAGCTTTGTAGAGAATGTCCTACAGCATGTAAAGAGCTCTCCTCTTAGAATAGAGGAAGAAAAAGTAGTTAAGAAGGAAGTAAAGTTATCAACAGATATTGAAGATTGGATAGAGGAATGGATAAAATTATTTCCTAAAGAAAAAGTTGGAGGTAGATATTTAAGAACAAACAAGGGAGAATGTATTGCACGTATGGATTGGTTTATGAAAAATCACTCATATGATAGAGATACAATCTTTAGAGCAACAAAACATTATTTAAAGACTCAACAGGAAAGTCCCAGTGGCTTTATGTATGCACGAAATTCTACATATTTCATTTCTAAACAAGTGGGACGTGGATCAAATGAAAAGGTAAGCGATTTAGCAACATGGTGTGAGATAGTAAGTGAAGATGGATTTAATGAAACTGAAGATTCTAATGACGTATTTAATAAATTAATATAATGTCTCTTTTTAATAGAGTTATAGGACAAATTGAATCAAATAAGAAATTACGCGATGATGGAAAATATGTAGGTATTCCCTATCCATTTTCTAGATTGCGTAGATATATTCCTGTAATAGAGAAAGGACATTCTATTGGTATATTAGCTGGTACTGGTGTTGGAAAAAGTAGATTTACACGTTATTTGTTTATCTATCACTGTGTTAAGTTTGCTATAGATAATAATTATCCACTTCAAATATATTATTTTCCATTAGAAGATAATAAGGAAAAAGTGTATGCAAATATTATGTGTCATTATTTAAAAGAGATACATAAGATAAGTATTTCTGTACAAAGACTTATGTCAAAAGATGATAATCCACTTCCTTATCGTATAATTGATGCTTTAAAAAGCTCTGAATCTTTCTTTTCTTCTCTTGAAAGTTATGTAAAGATAATTGATGAACTTTCACATCCAAAAGACATATATGATTATTTAGAACTAGAAGCGCAGAGGCATGGTAAGATAGAAACAGAAATGAATAGAGAGGGCAAAATTCTATTTAAAAGTTATAGTCCTTATGATGATGTGCATAGAATGGTGATAATAGATAATCTTTATAACTTTGATAGTAATAAAGGAGAAAATGAGAGAGATTTGATGATTGAATTCTGTAGAAAATATGTTCGAGCATATTTATGTAATCGATTTAATTTCACTGTTGTACAAGTGATGCAGATGAGTTTTGATAAAGAACGTCAGCAATTTACTAATAGTGGAATGAGCATTATGTCTAAGCTTGAGCCATCTCTGGACGGAATTGGTGAAGCAAAAGTAATTGCAAGAAGTATGCATTTAATATTTGGAATATTTAATCCAGATAGATATGAAATACTAAGCTATCCAAATAGTAATGGATATAATATAGGAATTCTACAGAATAGGTTTAGAGCATTAAAAGTGTTAAAGTGTAATGATAGTGATGTTGGAATGCGCATAGGACTTTTGTTTGATGCACTCTCAGAATCCTTTACTGAGCTCCCACTTCCAGAAGATAAAGACCAAATGGAAAGAGTCTATTCCTATATAAAATCTCTAAGAGAAGGAAATATTAGCAGGGAATTATTTGAATAATAAAGGAAATAGTTGTATATTTGCATAAAGAAAAACATGGCAGAAGTAGTATTAATAATGGGTCCTAGTGGTAGTGGCAAAAGTCGCTCTATTATGACTTTAGATCCAAAGGAGACATTCTTAATTAATTCACTTGGAAAGAAGCTTCCCTTCCGTGGTAGTGGTGTTATGTACACTCCATATGTAAGAGAGAAGAATACAGGAAATATGTTAAAGACTAACAATTCTTTACGTGTTATCCAGGCTTTAAATGTGATAAATAAAGAATTGCCTCATATTAAAAATGTTGTAATTGATGATAATACACATCAATCCAGCATGGAATTCCTTCGTAGAATAAATGAATCTAGTTGGAATAAATTTAATGATATCGCATCTAATATGGTGGGAATAGTTGAAACAGCAAAAAATCTAAGAGAAGATTTGGTTGTTTATATTCTACATCATACAAGAAGTAGAGGCGATGGAGTTACAGAAGACAAAAAGACTGAAGCAATGACTTTGGGTAAGCTTGTTGATGAAAAGCTTTCTTCTTATGAGTCTTTCTTTACTATGGTGTTGCTCGCAGCTAAAGAAAAAACAGATGATGGTATATCATATTGTTTTTATACTGCAGATCCAGATAGTACAGCAAAGAGTCCAGAAGGTATGTTTGAGTCCAACAAGATACCAAATGATTTAGCATTAGTTAGAAAAAGTATGGAATGTTATTATAATGATGAAGATTGCAAATAAGCTTCTTCTCGTTAATTATTCCGTTAATCCGTAAAAAAATAAGAATCAATAGATGAGTAGTATGTTCGATTTTAGCAAGACAGAGTCTGCATCGTCAGGTGGTTATTTAAAACCAGGAATGTATAAAGTGAGTGTATCAGGCACGAAGTTTACGCAACCTGAAGACACCTCTAAGAATTCCTTTATAGAGGTGACATTTGCAGCAAAGAATGGAGATGTTGTTAAGGAGAAGTTCTTTATTACACCAAAAGCGATTGCGCGACTTCAGTATTTACATGAAGCGTGGTTTGGTAAAAAACTAACTAAAATTTTCTCTACTCCAGCAGAAGTGGGTGCATATTTTGAAAAGTGGCTTATGGAGAAAAAGTTGGAGAGAGGACTAATAGTTGGTGGTACACAAACTGATGATGGTCGTATCTTTGGTAATCTTCCTTACAGTGGATTTGTGATTAGTGAAAATCAAGACTTTGAAGAAGGCGCTATTGATGAAACTAATCCACGCTGGAAAGAACTAGTAAGAAAGAGTACTCCTAGTAATAGGAGTATGACCTCTGAAAGTGCACTACTTTCTGATTCCTCAGATGGCTTAGCTACTAGTGGTAGCGATGATGTGCCTTGGATGTAATTTCATAATTAAAGATTGAGAGCCCTGGAAACAGGGCTTTTTTATTAAAATGTTTGATTTCAATAAAACTCCCTCTGGTGTATTATCAAAAGAATTTATCTTTTCAAAGATAAGTGATAATCAAATATTTTATTACTATTTTGGACCATTTAAGTTAGGTCAACGCTATCCATCGAAATTTAGAAAGGATTCTAATCCCTCTACTGGTTTTTATATTAGTAGAAGAGGTGCTCTTATATATAATGATTTAAAGACAGGAGAGAAGCATGATTGTTTTAGCTTTGTACAAGCGTTATTTGGTATTTCTTATTATGAGGCGTTGCAAAGAATAGCGGAAGATTTTGGTCTTATTAATTGCGAAAGAAAGCCTAAAGTAGATCAAGATCTTATTAATAAGAGCTTAGAGTTTGATAAGGAATATAAACAAGAAACAATCATTCAAGTGAGACCCAAAGTATGGACTCAGCCATATTTAGATTATTGGCGTTTATATGAGATAACACAAGAGGAACTAAATAGAGAAAATGTTTATCCTGTAAGTGAACTATATATTAATGGAAAACAAATTTCTAATCCAGAAGGACATTTAAGATTTGCTTATCTTATTAAACATGAGGGTAAAAATTATTTCAAAATATATACACCTTCTAGTAAAGTAATGAAATGGATAAGTAACGTTCCTATTAATGTACCATTTGGTCTTTCCAATCTAAATAAAGATAGTGATGTAGTAGTGATTACAAAATCTCAAAAAGATATGATGGTGTTAAGAAAGATTTTCCGCTCGGTAATAGCCACACAGAATGAATCTGAAAG